ATCTTCAGCGTAGAAATCGTATTTACCTATTTTTACGTTTACACCGTCAACTTCACCTTCTTTTATTATCCAGTCATGTCTAAATTCGAACTGCATTTCTTTTCCTTTACCACAATCGATATCAAAATACCCTACTCCGTTACTTACTTCAATGTTTTTTACTGTTGTGTTTCGTGTTTTCATAGCTGTTTAATTAATTATTTCAACAAATATAATATTAAAGTTTAATATAAATACTATCTGAATAAAAAAATGCGGAATTTTTTAGGTTCCGCACTTCATTTAGGTTTTGGGCGTTACTTATTAGCGTCTAAATATTTGCCAATTCTTTCAATTGTGGCCGTGCTAACTGTTTTACCTTTTAAAAACGTGTGTATGTTTGACTGATGCAATTTAGCATCTAAACAAAACTTATTTAGTGTTATTCCTTTGCTTTGAATATACCGCCAAATTAACGTTCGTGTTACATTATTTATGTTAGCTATTATCTTTTCTTCTTTCATGGCTTAAAAACTGTTTAAAAAGTCTGAAATATCGTTGCTTTGTGGCTTCGTGTTTTCATCGTCTACCGGTTTAATTGACAAACTTAAATATCCTTTACCTTGACTTGTTTGTTTTTTCCATGCGCTTAGATAAAATTCACGCCCTAAGATTGTAATTTTACCGTTTAAATCCGGGTGCGTTTCTTTCGTCTTTTTGTCGTTTGTAAATAACGCTCCGCTGTTGTCTCTCTTTTCCATTTTTATTTTAATTTAAGTTTTAACATTTTAATTACTAAAGAATCAGCGTTTACAGTACCGCCTTCATCTGTTACCGCTATTAGTGCATCTACTAATTGCTTTAATTCTTTTATTTGTTTTTTTAATTCTTGTATCTCTTGGTTAACTTCAGGATTCATAGCTTTTCTATTTCGTGTTTTACTTTAGTCCAATAATCATAATTTGCTCCTAAATCAATTTCTCGGTAGTCCCAACTTTGTTTAATTATTTCATCAGCAATTTTTAAAGCACATTTTTTAGAAGTTTCTGTATCTAAGTTTATATCCATACGAAAAAACCTAACTAATTCACTTGCTTTTTTTAATTCTTTACTTGGGTCAAACCATTTGTCAACATCAAATTTCTTTTTCATATCACTTGAATTAAGTTGTTATAATATTCTCTACATTCTTCAATTCGTATTTTGATAGCTTCTATTACTTTCTCATCTCGCTTTATTACGTGCGTTTTAACGCGCTTTTCCTTAGGTATGTGCATGAAAGTATGTTTGGCTTCTACAAAGTCTATTATTTCGTCGTTTTCGTCTATTTCGTTTCTTCGCCAATGTTCTCTTCTTATTTCGTCTCTAACAATTTGTAAAGGTGTATCAATTAAACAATAACATAATAACGCTTCGTCTTTCCCGGTCAAATACATATAACCCTGAAGCTGGTAATAGTAATCTTTGTTTTTTACTTCTTCTTCAATTACCTTTTCAAAGAATGTAAAAGCATCCCAACTACTTTTAACGTCTATTAATACGTCCGTGTTTACATCGGGAACTCCAGTTAGATAATCGTTTTCTAAACGTTCTTCATTCTTGTAAATAAATCCTACGTCTAAAACATCGTTAACAAGCGCTATTGCTTCAGCTTCTACTTCGTTTCCTTTGTCCGTATACCTTGACCAAAATTCTTTATGTATTCCGTATTTTTCTTCGACCGCTAATTCAAGTAAATACGTTTTAGTAGTTTGAGAAAGACGCTCCCCCTTGGTGCGGGGGTTTGTCATAATTTTACCTATTTGTGAACATCGTATTTTCATAGCGCTTTCAATTGTTCTGGTGTTAAATCAAACTTTTCTTTAATTTTATCAAAAGTAATTTTACCCTCGTTAACCGCTTTTAGTGCTTCTAAAAATCTTTTGTTGTCTAACGTTTCTTTTTTAGGCTTTTCTTGCTCTCCTGAAGCGTCCGTGTCTTTGTCCGTTACAATACCTAAAATCGTACTCAAACAGTACCTACGAAAATACGTAACACCCGAACCGAAACTTTGAAAGTCATTCATTCCTTTTAATTGTACGTAAGGAATCAAAGTTAAAGAATCAATACTTTCACCGCTTTCTACGTGAAATAAAATAGTCTTTAAATAGTTTAACCCGTCTTGTGAGTTAATTAGTTGCGTAAATCCTAATCCGTGTTTTTGTAACAATGGATTAATTTCTTCGAAAATTTTAGGTAAATCAGCGTACGAATACCCGTAGCCTTGTGTACCCTTGTGAATTACTTTCACTTCTTGTTGGAACGAAGCCAACGATTTTAATAAATGTTTCATATTGTTTTGTTTTGTGTTTGCAAATATAATAATAAATTTTAATATAACTATAATTAAAAAAAATATTATAGAAATTTCTTTAATCCTTGTACCGCATTTTCGATTGAATTAGCGCGTTCCTGAAGGCTTATAATTTGTTCCTGAATAGTAAGTTTACAATCAGTAGTAAAGTACCCGTTAGACGTTGCAATTAACGGTAATAAACCATTTGAACGAATATAGTTAACTAACTTTCTTAATCTCGGTTGTGTTAATCTTATTTTGTATCCGTTATTTTCTAAAAACACATTCATTCTTTTTACTATTAATTCAGCTTTTATAGGATTCGTCTTTTTGTAACCTCTAAACCCGTGAATTACCAGCTGCAAAATTTCTTTTTCTTCAACACTTAATTCGTGCGTATATTCTTCAAAACTTGTTATCATATCTTATATAAGTTTTTAAGTTCAATTAATTTAATTTTAAAATCCTTTTCATACTTTAAAGGAATTCTTATACTGATTGTAGTAGTTGGCTCACCTTTTTTTCTACCTGAATTTTCTCTTTTACCTCCTCTCATTTTTGATTAATAATTATAGAAATTAAAAAATAATGTTTGATATTTCCAATACATTGTTTAATTGAACTTGCTCAACTAATGACATAGCAATTTTATTGGATAAATTGTTATTGTTTTCAAGTAAATAATTAACTCGTTCTACCTCACTTGTAATAGCTTTATATTTTTTATTATTATAATATAAAGACAATTCATATTCTGATTCAGATTCCCAACCAATAAATAATCTTAATTCATTAGTAAAATTTAATTTAACTTCTTGTGAAAAGATAGCTTTTGTTTTTTGTTCGTTAATTGTTTTCATAATGTTTATTTCTTTTTGTTTTGTGCCTTATTGACCTTACAAAGATACGGATGTTTTTGAAACCTGCAAACATAAATCATACTTTTAACATTTTTTAACATTTTAATATTACTTATAAAAATCAGTTAACGGTAGAAGAATCCCTTTACTGGTGTTGGAATCACCCCCTAAAACATCCCTATTTGAATTTAAATATTTTCTACAAAGTTTTTTTAATTCGTCTTTTTCAATCATTATAAAATGGTAATCACTTAACCAATAACAATAATAATCAGCTTCGCTTGTTGCTATTCCTGAAGGATTACATCTACTACGATATTCAACAAATATATTTCCAGTTTCTAAACATTTAAAATCTCTTTTTACTTCTATTTTTTTACCAAGTAGTTCGTATAATTTTGTTTCAAAAGTTAATCCTATTTCTAAATCGTATCTAAAATCGCTATTGTGTTTCATGTTCTTTTGTCTTTTTCTTGTAGGTTGTTATTATTTCTTTTAGTTCTTGGACTGTAAATTTTCGTGTTTTTGTAGCTTCTACACTTAAATTCTCAAATTCTTCTATTCCTATTTTCCTAAGTAGGTTTTCACGGTAGTAAATTAAGTTACCTGAAAGATACGTGTTACAGTGTTCGCATTGAAGATGTACATTCCTTTCGTCAAATCGTACGCTCCAATGATTGTTAGCGTTATAGAAATGTCCAGCATTGGTTTTTAATGGCTTCTTTTGGCACGATATACAAACGTTCCCGGAATCCCTTAATCGAATAAACTTATTGAATACTTGTTGAGCTAATTTAACGTAGTCCTGAATAGTCATTAAGTCCATTTTTAACTTCGCCTTTTTACTTTTCCAATTCTTTTCCTTTACTTCGTTTATCCATTCAGATACACAATTAGGCTCAAAACAATTCTTTTGTAAGGTTGTAATAGGTGAAAAGACGGATTTACAATACTTACATTTTCGTGTTTTCATATCTCAATTGTTTTATTAATTTGTTCTAAGTGTCTAATCTTTTGCTTTAACTGCATTATTTCTATTTCCATTTGAAATTGTTTTTTGTCACTTGCCTGAAGTAGTTTATCTACGTGTTCAAAGTATAACGCCGCTTCACCTACTTCGGTTAAACTCTTTTCCATTGAATCAATTAAATCTTTTCTGTGTCCGTGTTTTTCTTTGATGTTATCTAAAGAATTTTGAATCTTTAAATAAACAGTCCATAAACCCGTTTTTCTTTTTATATATTCTAACATAACTTTATTTTTAAAATGGCATTTCGGGGTTTCCGTCTTTATTTATTCTTGGTTCTAATTCTTTAAAAGCTCCTTGCTTCATTCTTTCACTAAACGAAATTAATTCTTTTCCATTTACTATTTCAGGTTTTGAAGTAGGAAAACTATTTGAAATTGGTTTAGGTTCGTGTTTACTTCGATTAGCGTATATTTTATTATCAGCAAAATCTTTAATGTAGTATTGATATTTTTCTACGTCTAAAAATAGTTTGTACGTTCCGTTTTTTGAAACGCCTTTAGGCTTGCTTTTAGCCACTTTTAAATGCACTTCGTTTTCTTGTGCTATACTACCATCGTTCAAAATTAAACCCGTTGGTGGTCGCCACGGAATTAAAACCGTTAACCCTTTTCTAAACCATACTTGACCTCCAGCAAAATCACGAGCGCTCGGAATAGGGTAATAACTTATTTCAACACCTTCGTGTGTTTTACCGTGTGTTAAAGGTTGGTCACGTACATGATTAATAATACAGTTGTGTCGCTTCGTCTTTCGTGCGTTTTTACGTGCAAGTCCTAAAATTCTACTCAAATATTTATCTTCGCGTCCTAAATCTTCGTGTTTAAACTCTTCAGTTAGTTCGTTCCACGGGTCGATAGTAGTAGTTTGTATTGTTATTTCTTGTGTGCGTTCAATTTCATCTACTAATTTATAAAACTTTTCTAACGTCAAATCTTCGTCGATAGGGTCTATTACTATAAAATGGTCGTTGATAAACATTTCAGCAGCTACTTGTTCGCCTTGTGTCATTGAATTATCGCCTATTGTGTACGGTTTACCAATATATTTATAACATAATTCAGCGTATATTTCGGCAGCGTTACCCGTTTCAGGTGAAAATATTACGTGTTTCCAACCGTGTATGCAACTTAAATTAATTAGAAACTCGAACCATATTTCAGTTTTACCACTTGCGGGTGCTGCGCCTATGTAAGTTGTACACCCTTCTTTTACCGTGTACGGTATTTGGTCAAAAGTCCAACCGATTGATTTACCTCGAACATTTTTAAGGTTACGAATATCGTTTAGTTGTCCTTGTAAGTCGCTTAATCTTTTATACATCTTAATCAAATATTTGTCTTGGTTGTTTAACTTCAATTTTGCTAATATACGGAAGTGTGTTTAATAGCTTTGTTTTCCAGTTTTTAATTTGTTTGTTGTTTCCGTCTTTCCAATTGTTTACTTTCCAACTTTCGTACTTCAATTTAACTTCGTCTTTGTCTATGTTTGAAATTTGTTCGATTGCAAATTGTAGAAATTCAGTAAATTCAGGTATATATATTTGTTCTTTTGTTTCTTGTTTATTTATACTATCAGTGCTTTCACGTTGCTTTGTTCCGTGCTTTATCAATGCTTTATCAAGTGCTTTATCATGTGCTTTATCAAAATTTGATAGAGCAACTATATTACTTGAATACTGATTTTTACTTTTTTCAATCAGCTTAACAAAACCAAATTGAACTAAATCATTCAAAGTATTTATGTAAGTATTATAACTACGAATACCAATAGCTTCTTTTGCCATTGTAGTAGGTAAACCAAATTTTTCCTTCCAACCTAATCGATTGCAGTGTTCAATAATAAAAAAATAAAGTGCTGTGTGGTTTGGGTTTATTCGCTCTGGATTCTCAAAAGTCCAGTCGAACCATTTTCGGCTTAGGTCGTATGAATTCATGGTTGTTATTTATTAAATAACCCCCGAAACAATAGCCACAACCACGAGGCATCAAGTGTTCAGGGGTTAGTAAAAAAGTCTTCTGATTCATGTGGTTGTTATTTCAGATAGGCAAATATACAAATAATTTTTTAATTACCAACTATCTACATTCGTAACACAAAAATTTTCTCCTACATTTGCGTTAAACCATGCTGATTGGTTAAAACACCAAGTCTTTAAATTACCCGAACATTGATTTCTAACTGTTAAAGAATAACAAGCATTACCGTTATTGTCAAAAGTTATTTCATCGTTTGTGATAGTTCCGCAATTACATTCTTTTTTGCAGCTGGTTAAACTTAAACAAGCTATTGCAATAATAAATACTTTTTTCATTTTACTTTTATTTTATAATTACTGTTGGTATTGCAGAATTTATTTCAAATATTTCGTCTATTTCTAATAATCCATTTGAATAAAACGCTCTGTAATACGTTAAATCCGTTTCTTTGTCGTGGATTCTTTCGACTTCAGTTAAATAATATACTTTCATAATTAATCGTTTTCTAAATTTATTCTTTCTATTGTTACTTTTAAGTTTCTTTTCCAGCTTCGCATTAAGTATTTATACCTTACACACTTTGAAGGTAGTTTAATTCGTGTTAAATTAATTCTTCGTCTTTTCATAGTGATTCTTTATTAATCCGATTACTATTGATATAAAACCCACACTAAAGAGCAATAGCGCCATTTTTGCTTCTTGTGCCATATCAATTTAATTTTAGTACATAAATTATCGCATCCATAGCTAATTTCTTTCTAACTAATTGTATCGTTTCCATAATTTAAAATCTACTTTTGATTACTAATTTTAATTCACCGTTGATATCGGATTCTACTTGTTCGTGTATCTTTTCAATGTAACTTTGCTGAAATTCTACATTGTGCCATTTATCTGCGATTTCCAAGCTTTTCTTTTGTTCGTGATATGATTCTACTCCCGAAAGGATTAACGCCCTTACATCGTCTAAAATTAGCCTTAAATCGGTTTTATCAGTCCACTCAAAAGATAATTGAACTTGTTTAGTTCGTTTTTGCTTACTTGTCCAGTTCATTTTGTATAATTTATTATAGCGTCTAAATAATCTTTGTATAGCTTTTCGTTGAAAGAACCGCCTTTATCTTCCGGGCAAATTTTATTCATCCACTTGCGCTTTAAATATTCTACGTTAGGACGGTGCGGATAGTAAGTATTATCTTTTGCTTTCATAATTTTTAGTTTTAGATATTAGTACTAAAGATAAACAAATAGCTCCTATTGCTAAAAGCAAATAACTTTCGTAAGTGTAACCCAACAAAATAATTATTGAGTTAATTAAGATTCCTGTTCGTTTTTTCATTGTGTTTAAATTAAATGTTCTTCTTCTAATTTTTTTAATTCAGATTCAATACTACTAATAGTAAACATAGTTGAGTTTTTTTCTTGAAAAGAACAACTATCTTTAAAATTCATGTTTGATTGAATTTCTCTTAATAACTTACTACACAATTTTTCTAATTGCGTTTTGTGTTCGTTAATTTTGTTAATTTCTTCAATTGTTTTCATGTTTTATGTTTTTAATTATAAA